GTTTTTTCCAGTGGCTTGGCGGTGGGTTCATAGCATAGTATAGTTTAGCATGATAAAGCGTTAAAGATAATGTACGTTTATTGCATAAAAATACACGCTAGATTTTGTATTTTCTAGCGTGTGAATTTTGATTAATTTTTAATACCTTTTAAACACTTTTATATTCATAGTAAATGTCTGGTCTGATACAATTTCATCAGCAAGTGGGCAATACACTGTCGGTGTTAGATTTACAGCATTAGTACCTGCATAATTTGTCATTGTACAACCGACAACTAACGGTATTTGTAGATATCCAGTTAGCATACTATTCCACACATCAATTTGACATTCGTAATTTGGCATATCGTTGACATTATAATTTAGTGTTGTAACAATATTATCCCACCAATAAGGTGTACCATTACCAATCGTAAAAGTTTTATTTGTAGAATATACCAATTCTGCACCTATCTTTTTCCAATTACTCCATTGAGCGCCTTGCTTTTCTCTTGTATAACTAGAAGCACCAGTACCAGCATTTATAATTTCTTGAATTATTTCATCGCTATTTGTACCAATGTTATTTGCTGTTACTCTGATATAAAACGAACCGTATTGTAAAGCCGTTGATGGTAATCCACCGATTGTAACACCACTTTCACTACTAATAGTATATATTCCTGTTTCCGTTAAATTGTTTAATTGTGTATTCGTGAGTATTTCTTTGTATTGGTAATCAAGAGTTGTTGGACTCCATGATTTCCATGTTGTCCCAACATTACATCTACTCCATGTTTTACCAATGTATTGCGGATTGATTGCTTTACTACCGATTTTTGTTACCCTTTCAACATTTACAACTGTACCACCAGCGTACGATATATCATTTGTAATTAATGCAATATCACCAACTTTAAATCCGCTAGGCGCATTTAGCCATTTATCATAATCTTGAAATGTAGCAATCCACATATCACCATTTGCAACCTCTGTACTTGTGTAAAAATAAGTGTTGAAATCAATTGTTGTATCTTTTGGAATATTTGTTACTGAAATATTTGATTTATACCAATTATCCCACGCTTGAATATCTGATTGTGACCTGTAATATATATTTCCATTAGAAATATATAGATTCTGTTGCAATGGGTTATATACACTTGTGTCTGCTGAATGACCAACAATACACCAAAAATTATAACCTGCACCAACACTATCTGGAAAATTAAGAAATCCACTATTTGTAGTTCCAAAATAAATCCCTGTTTCTGTCCAGTTATTTATATCACCAATTGTTTCACTTGTTCCACTATTATATAATTGGTCTACATCAAAAACTTTGTTTACATTGTTAGCAACACTGGATTCAACCATTGCAGGAACATTTGCCACAAGCCATGGTTGGGTTATTGCATTAACTTGTGTTGTCACAGTATTAGGAATTTCGTTTACAACCTCTTGCATAGCATTAATATCGTTGTTTACTCTGGTTTCAAATTGTTCTTGTTGTGTTGTTATTGTTTGTTTGAATGTAGCAATATCATTATTAATAGCTGTTTCAAACTCTTTAACAATATTGCGTATATCAGTTTCAAAAGAGTTAATGTTATTAGTTACATTTTCTTTAAATGAATTAATATCATCAGTAACTTGTGTAACAAAAGCATTGATTTGATTTGTTGTTTCTCCCTCAAATGTGTTAATTTCATTTGTGACAGCTTGACCGAATGTGTTGTAATCTTCAATTAATTTGTTTATTTCTTCTTCAAGTTTATTAATCTTTTCTACATAAGATAAACTCTCATCAAACACACAAGGTAAAACCCTTTGTGTCCAATAGTGAATATTGGGTACTTTTGTAAAATCAATCATTTTAATACACTCCTTACCAAATTCCTAAAAATAGTTCGTCTAAATCGTCAATAATCATCATGTCAATATTTAAAAATGTTTCACGATACATATTTAATAATTCGCTTTCGCTTGCAGTACCATTATTTCCTTTTCTTGTTAATGTAGTGTCCTCATCTAAATTCCTTTCGTCTGTACTTGTTCCGCTTGTTGTAGATTCTGTTTGCGATGTATTTGTTCCTGTATTTGTATTTTTATCTTGACCATCATCTACTGTCGCACTAGTTAAATATTTATCGTTTAATATTTCATTAGGTGTAGTTTGTGCTTGTGCAATATCGGAGAACTTACTTATTTTTCCATAATCTGTTGTATCTGTACTATTGAAATTATTTGTATTATTACCTGTTCCAGACGTGCTAGAAGTTCCCTCACCAGTAGTTTTTGATTTTCTACTAAACACTTCTTCCAAATCAATAGTGGATAATGGGTCTATTTTTAGTTTAGAAGATTCATACATTTGATTGTAATATGGCATTATTTCATTCATTTTTTGATTTAATCTGTTTTTGAATAATGCTTCTGTTTCAAACCCTATTTCACGAAAATAATAATGTTGAATTATTTTGTTATTCAATTGTTCTCTGTATGATTCATCAAATATAGGATAATCTTTTAAGCCTAAATCATAGTTACCCTCAATTAAATACCTAAGTTCAATCGTATATCTGCTCATTTTGAATCACCTCGGCATTATATTCAACTGGCTTTTGTCTTAGTTCAACATCTATGTTTGTTCCATATAGTTTGTTGAATTTTTCGCAAGCCTGTTTACGGCACAACAAACCTGTATCACCACATAATTGTACCAACTGATTGTTTGCATTTACTTCGTCTGTAATTAGTCTTTCCCGTTTGTCTGTATTAGCATTGTTGATACCATACCTTGTTAGAAATTCGTCAAGAACCTTATTAAATAATAAAGTCAAATCATTACCCAAAAATGGTGCGTCTGTTTTTAATACCTTAAATTCGGTGTCATTGAACGTGTCTTTGTATCCGTATATAGCAGGTTCGTTACCATCATATTGCATATAGATATTTTTCAGTGTCAACTTTTTATTGTCAGGACACAACATTAGCAAGGGTGTTTTTTGTACTCTAGTATTTACATCTATGGTTCTTCTGATATCGTATAGCCTAAGAGCATACTCACAGACAATCCCTAAATCTGGCATTTTGGTATAATTGTTGTAAATCAGTGCAACATCTTGTAGTTTGTATGTTTTGTGATAGTCAAGAGAATATGCGTTTATTTCTTCTGGTTCTTGATAAATATTTAATGTATTTGATTCGGAATATCTCAAATTTAACATTCCATACAAATCATCATTTACAAATACTGCTTTCCCATCTTCGAACAAACACAATTCTATAAATCTTTCGTTCATCGATTCGGGTAAATTTTTCCATTCATACCTAGACAATATCAAATTTGCTAGATAAGTATAGTACATCATAAAAGCTGTGTTGTTTTTATACCCACACAAATTAGTATCCCATGGTTTACGTTTTCCCATATTATCACCACCTTAATTATTAGCAACATTAAAGTTTAAGAAGTTTGTTGTATTATGCCATATTCTAACACCACTATTAAATATATTTTTTATTATGTTCATATCATCTTCTGGTACATCTCCATCAATAACTACTTGTGATGTTTCAATATAGTCAAAATTTGAACGGTTATTATAGTTAACAGCTTTAAACTCATTTATAGCATAACCGAATTTATCAAAATAATTGTCTATTTGTTTAAATTGTTCGTAACATACTCTTTGAAACATAACTGTAAAATTTAATTTTTGGTTCATTTGTAGTATATTATTACCATTATAATTACCTTGTGAATAGTTAGGTTGTAATTCCATATCAGCTTTTTTAGCATAAAAACTCCAAATTTGCTCTCCTGTTGATACAAGGTTATTTACAGTGTTATTAATTTGTGTTCCTATTGATGATACTCTATTAGAGATTGCGCCTGCTATTCCAGAGAATTGTCCTTGGGTAGTTCTCGCACTGTCAATTTGACCTGCTGATGAAATATAACTACTCGCTCCACCTGTTGCCGATGATATCATGTTATTGAAACTGGAAACACCTAAATTTATAATTGGTGTCCACTGTTGATATTTTAATGTGTTCTGATTTAATGCAACCCATTTACTAAATGTGTCAGTATACCATGGCAACATCGGATAATTAGTCAACGTCAATCCATTTGTATAATCGCCCTCACGATAATTAGCTGGGTGACAATATGACGAAACAGGTTGTAAAACAGTGTTCCTTACATCAAAAACTATGTCTTCACCCTCTGTTTGAGTGCCATCAAAAAACTCTTGCCTAAATGTTAAACTACTACCACTATTATTAGTTAGTACTAATTTGCAAAAAGGGAATGTATACATTTTATTATTATTAGCATAATGATTAACTGTTGTTCCATGTGTTCCTGTATTTATTTTTGTCATTTTTGGAATCCTGTATCTAACCCAATAGCTTTCCCATGTGTCATTGTATGTATTGTTTGGAGCAGTACCAAGTGGTGTGCCGTCTTGAATTTTAAAAGTTCCGTCTGTTTGGTCATAAAAACATTCTATTGGACATGTATAGATATTTACAATTGATTGAGTTTTTCCTTTATCAATATAGTTTTTAATAAAAGTATTAAAACTTGCTCTATATAAAAAAGGAATATAATATAGCGTTCCAATTACATCATCAATTAAAGCGTTGGGGGAAGAGTGCCATACCTCTCCATTAGCGTCTGGATATTCAGTGCAACATATAATAACTACTAATGATTTATCACTAGAATGAAGTTTTACTAAATCCTTTCGCAATGTTTTTTCCTCAACATATTTTAAATTCGTAAAGCCCTCTGGTTGCAAATTTGCTCCTATTGTATCTTCACTCTTTGGAATATGTTGACGTACTATAAATGAATCATGAAAGTTTAATGCACTTTCCCATGTTTGCCATACATCTGTGCTGAATCTAATTTCTGTTACATTTGCATTAATATATTCAAGTGAATCAACAAAAGCATAGAACCATTTACTACCGAAATTATCATTACGATACATCATATAATTAACATTATATAATGATTCTTTGTTTTTGTTTACACGGATAGCACCGCTCCCTTTAACGTAACTATAACCATTAACATCGGTTAAGTTATAAACAGTTTTACTGATAAAATAATTTGCTCTAGCTTCATCATTACTGCCAAAACTTAACACATTGGTATAATCGCTAAAAGGAACGGAACATAACCGCACCTTTGAATTTGGTGTAAAAGTCATGTTCCGTATCCCCTTTCATAAACTATTGAGCAGGTTTGAATAAAACAGCGTTTGCAAATGGACTATATCCATAAGTTTGCCATACATGGAAGAAGTGTTTTGCACTCATGTTGGCAGGATTTACGAATGTATTGAAATACTTTGTTTTATCCCAAATTTTAATAAATGCTGAATCACACAACATTGCATATGCTGTAATCGGTTTATCCTCTGTTCCACCAAAATCATCGACAACAATTGTTCTACCCATAAATTCAACTTTAGACAGATTAAAAGCGGTTGCCAAACTATCTACATCAATACTTGCCATTACTTCAGGGGTTGCAATCAAAACTTGTTGCTCTTTAGGTGTAAAGGTTTTGAATTTTTTAGTATCGCTTGTTGCCATTTTGTTATAAGCATTATATTCAGTAGAGAAAAAAGTAAATTTATCTGATAATGTTTTGACAGCCTTAACAAATGCATTTGCAGTTGCGGAATCAGTAGGCATTGCAAGATTTGTTGTAGTTAAATGTCCGTCATTAATAGCAGTTGAAATAGTACCCTTTGTCCATTCGTACTCTGCAACTTCATTAGAGCGATAAAGGTTATCAACAATTCTGCTAACAAGCGTACCAAAGTTATCCCAACTAGAAAATGCCATTTGCAATTCACTTTCAATATTTGTAACTTCAAAATCTTTTTGACGATTTACCCTATAATAAGCAACTTTCAAATCTGGTGCTTCATTTGTCAAAAGTCTACTACCGCTTACATCGTAATCTTTTTCTGTCTGCAAATTAATAGCAATCTCTCTCACATCACTACCTAAAATAGAATCACCACGTTTGAACATTGAAAGTGGGTTTTTATAACTTCTGTATTCAACATAAGTCATTCCAATTAGGTTAAATAAGGTAGTGTAAAAAGCATTAGCCAATTCACTCCACTGCAAAATCGGTTTTCCTACATCTTGAATATTAGTTGCGGTTGCTTGTGGAATACTCGCCCTTAACGTTGGTGACATATTCTCAACTACTGTATTTACTACTTCCGCACCATTCTCTAAATTAACTCCCATAAAAATCACTCCTAATCAAATTTAATAAAATCTTTAATATTTCTAGGTTTATCTTCTTCGGGTTCTGGTTCTGGTTCTTTTTCAAATCTAGAAACAAACCCTTTTGACAATAGCAAATTGCTATTAGCGTCTTTTAATTTTGAATTATAGTCTTGCAAATCCTTTATTTGTTGCTCTTGTTGTGTGTTTACTCCTTGTAACGATTTTACACTTGTCATTAAATCATTTAGTTCAACACTTATGTTTTCGTTGTTTGTAGTCTTTTCTGCAATGGTTTGGAATAATTCGTCGATTGTCATTACTTAATCACCTCTAAATATTTTTTATCAATTGCAGATGTTGTAATTCCATCTCTGCCTATTACGATACGGTTCTTTCTAATTTTCCCAATACTTAATACTTCGTAGTATTCATAATATTGTTTGAATTTTTTATTTGTTCCATATATAATAGGTTTAAGAACCTTAACAACACTGCCAACTTTTAACTCTTTTTTTATTCCATACATTTTTCCTATAATATTTGGATAATCCTTATAAGCATAATTATAATCTAAGTTTTCGTTTCTGTCAACCTTAAATTGACGTATTCCATGAGGAATTATTTTTTGCAAATCTTCATCTTTTTTCTTTGTCCAATCGGCAAGCCACTTATCAAATCTTGTTAATCTTTGCAAATCCAACTTAGATTTAAAATAACTTGTACTTGCATAAATCACAGCATAATATCCTGCTTTTTCGATTTTGTCGCAAAAGGCTATACAAATATCTGTGCGCTGTGCAATCGTTAGCTTGTCAAGTTTTTTATCCTCAATATCAAATGCAATAGGATACATTGGTCTATGCCCTTGATTTGATATTTTGTCAACAATTGATAAACAAAAATCTGCTTCTGCTTCTGCCATTTTAGTATCAAGAGCATATGTATAATGATAAAATCCAAACGGTATTTTTGCCTTGATACATTTTTTGGCATTGTTATAAACTTGTTTGTCTTCTTGCTTGTCCTTGTTAATGCTTCCATAACCTGTCCGAATCATAACAAATTCAAAATCGTCTAATCGACTACTCTTGAAATCTCCGTTATGTTCGGATAAATCAATCCCCAATCTTTGCATTTTCATCTTCCTCTTTTCCTTTTAATATATCAATAGCATTTGTGATAACTTTAGGAATTTTTACACCGATTAATCCTAAGTTTTCAATAATGCTAATGACTTCGTTTGTAATGAATGAAATTATAACAACATTTCTAATATAATTTGTTTTTAACACATAGTCTAACATATTAGCGACTATCACACAAATTATAATACAAACTTTTTTAATCAAACCTTTGAATCCAATTTCAGATGATAAACCGCCTGATTCTGTTTTCTTTGATTTTTTAAATACACCTGATAATATTAATCCTGTTATGTAATCAGTACACATAAATATTAATAGAATTATGAAAGGCATTGTTATGTCACCTACCAGATATAAAATTGCACTGCTTACACAAGCACAACAAAAACAAAAAATATCTTTCATCTTATCAACTCCTGTACATCAATCGGACAAAATCCTTTATTAGCTTGTTTACAATAAATACAATATTCTGCGATTCTTCTACTAGTTGTTAATGGTAATTCAAATATTTTATGAATGAAAGTTCCTACTTCCTTTATTGTGAATCCCATTTCATAATAATGATTAGAATAATTATACATTCTTCTGTTTATTACCATTTTGATATCACACTTTCATAAACTTTTTTAATTTGCAAATCTTCAAAGTAAACTCTACCATAACGATACATTTTTCCTAAATTTTCAAGCTGAAATATTCCACGTACATTTTTAGTAAAAATTGTTGCGCCTTTTAAGTCTGTATTACTTAATGCGAATTTAATTGAATTTGTTCCATTACAACTATATTTATTTGTTATAAAATAATAACCACTTTCGTTATCAAACCAAACACCTACTTGTAACCCGTCAAGAATCATATCAAACTTGTATCTAGCATTTGAAGTTTTTTCTGCAATAAAGTCATAGCTATCTAATTTAAACTGATTATTTAAAGCAAAGTTTCCGTAATTCGTTTTAGATAATAGTTGACCCGAACGTGTTTGTTTTATCTGCTCCCGATATTTAACGCTGTTTGTTTTCATCGCTATAATATCCTCATTTTTCCATATATTTCCCTCATCAAAATTTATGCCAAAATAAGTGAAATACGGATTAATTACAGAATAAGCATTACTTATAAAAATTACCTTAACACCTCTAAACCTGTCAACGGTACACCAAAAATGTAAAAAATAATCTTCAACTTCATTATTTAAATAATGATATGTTCCCTCTTTCATGGTAAATTCATCAAATATAATTGTACCCACTTTAGGTGTGGCAACACTAGCTTGTACAACAGATTGAGTTAAGGCATGAGCAAATCCCATATACTTACCATTCATATAAAAACATTTATTCTTTTCTGTTATTTCCCATTTTGGGTTATTTATTTTCAACGGTTCAAACAGAGAATTTACTTTTTTTATCTCTGTTTTAAATCTTCTCAAATATATAAATTCCTCACCATATTTCAAATAACGTTTTACAACGTATTCTAATGCGCCATAAGTTTTTCCATTTCCACGTTCACCAACAATAAAGTTAAATAATTTGTTGTGTGATAAAACATCATTTATATTAAAATATTCCATTTTACAAGATTGGGAAAAGTCAATGATATCTAGTACCACCTAGACAATCCATGTTGGCGGTTCTTCACCGTGGTTTCCAACATTGATATATCATGACTTTTTCCCTTTCTCTCCTTTCATTATACTCCTTTTGTTTGAGTTTGTCAACATGAATTTTACTTCACTTTCCTTTAATAGTAAAGTCTGTGGTTTTTAATATCACACCACCCTTGACTTGCTTCGGTTGTAATTTTCCTGAATATACACTACCTATGTTAAACTTTTTGATTGTGAATGACTTTTTTGCTGATTTTGGCAATCCTGCAACTGTTATATTACGTTCTAACTTATTACTGTTAGGTTCTGTTCCATAATCAACATAACATTTTTGACGTAAATATTTACAATATCGTATGTTAAATTCATGCTTCCAAAAACCTAGTTTTGCATTGTCTAACGGTATAAAATCAGGTATAGCACCAATTGCGTGTATGCTATCAGTATCACTGTAGATGTATTTTCCTGTTTCGTGAATTTTCTGAGCCATTCTTATAGTTTCATTTCTTGCCCATGCTGTGATAAATACAGCACATGGAATATAAACAGGTTTCCGTTCTTCTTCCTCTAACTTTTCAAATTTTAATATTCCGTTTTCTAATACTGGTTTTTTACTTCTTCCTTTTGGTGATGTTCCAAACTTTCCGTATAATGAATTTAACAAAAGTTTAGCTATTAGTGTCATTCCTTTGTTTCCTTGTAGCTTACTTTCTACCTTAACCTTACTCCATTTGTTTATATATTTATCAAACATACCTTTTTGTGCTCTGAATTTCCAACCGTCTATAAACTCAATATTATAAACATCGTAATGTTCATAAAACAAACACAAATCAACATTTGTCAAATATAAATCAGGATATTCAAAACCGCTGTCTGTTATGTATTCGTTCGCTATAAATGATAAATTGTTTTTTAATTGTATAGTTGGAATGTGACCTTTTTTTACAGTAAATTGCGCTCTTAAATGCTGAATATAGAGAGGATAATATCTATCATATTCATATTGACCTTGAAAAAATACTGGTTGTGAATACGGCAAAGGTTTCATTAACATAACACTAGGATAAAGACTATTATAGTCTATAACAAATCCATTTTCTTTTATTAATTTTCCTGCAAATTTTGGATTTAAATACGTAAAACCACCTCTATATGCTTTCCTTATATCTGAATCAATATTAACATCTAATTGTGGAAAAAATTGTCTGAAATGTTTTTCACCACCTATAATTTGCTTGTAGTTATATAAAGCATTACTACCTTGTGTCATTTTCTTTAGATTTTGTTCAAAGAAATAATCTAATGCTGTTGCAACTATCTTTATATCGTTTAATAAATAACTTTTTTCTTTCTCTGTCATTATATGGTCTTTGCTTCTATATTCGTTATAATCAATTTCTTCTTTTTGAAACGGCATACCGAAAGATTTTGCAATCTGTTCTACTGTTAAATTAATTATTTTTAAACTATCGTATATATCAACCTTTACTTTCTTGTTAACATAAAAAGATATATTGTAATATTTTATATCTTCAGATATCATAGTGGTAAACGTATTCATTTTTAAATCTTGTTTTCCTTTTACCCATGTGTAACCATTTGATAACAGATAATTTAAAATAAAACTACCGTCAAATTTGAGATTGTGAAAATATATTTTTGAATTTTCTTTTAATGTCTTTAAATGTTCAAAAAAGGACTCTATGCTATTACCAAAATTCGCAATTGTATATGGTATATCACATATCCCCCATGCCCATACTCTACAATCATTTTCGTCGGTTATAGTTTCAAAGTCAGCACTAAACAACATCAACCCCAAATCCTTTGACTAGTTCTACAAGTTCAGTTAGTCTTTCGCGTTGTTGTAAAACTGTATAATTTTCGTTTAAAATTAAGTGTAAATCTTCACCAATATTCCTTAGAAAATCAATAAATTTTTCCGCTGGAATTTTTGAAATAACGTCTTTTAAATCTATCGTTTGTATATTTCCATATTCATCTATGTATTCATTTCCTACTTGATATAATGATTTTATAAAATTATCTTTATATAAATTGTTTCTGTATTTACTATAACTAGGAAAACTCCTAAATTGTACAGATTTTAACATTTTTCTAAAATCTGATATTTTATCATATTCACTATATTTTTTGTTAATTGGACGTAATTCATTTCCAATATCGCCACCCATTTGAGCGTATGAAAATTCAGTTCCTTTAAACGGTGTTTTTAGCATAATGTCTAATTCTTTTAATTTTGATTTATTTACAATTTTTACATCTTTGTTATATTCATCTATCGCCCATTTATTCAACGTTATTCCCGATTTGGTTTTTATTGGTTTAATATTTTCAGTTATAAACAATTTGTCTATTGAAGAAGTTAATTTTTTTAAATCTTTCGACGTTAATATTACATCTTTTAATTCACTACGTTTTAGTGAGTCTTTGTATAATGGTTTTAATTCAGGGTATTTTTTAGTTATTCGTTTGACTTTTGCATTATATCTTTTAACTTGTTTACTGATTTCATTTGAAAGCTGATTATTTTTTCCGCTTCTTCTCGGCATAAAATCACCCCACAACACTCTATTTTAAAATTATCAACAATTTTTGAATATAATAATAAATATGCCATTTCATCATTAATATTTAACCCGTAAACCTTTTTATATCTATATTTTAAATTGTATATCACTTTTTTATTGTCGATTTTCTGTTTAAAATAGATTAATTGTTCTGGTGTTGAAAAAAAGAATTTTAAATCATTACTAAACTGATAACTAAAATCATTCATATAATCACCTAAATTTTAAAGGCTAGTGCGGTTCATTACTAGCCTTTATATCATACTACAAACAACACAAGAATATAATTAATAAGTATTACTTAACAACTGGTTCAAATGTCAAAATACTTCTATCACCTTTGGTAATTTGTTTTACTTTAAATTTAATCGGTTTTTCCCAATCGTGCGGATTACCTAGCAACTCAACAATCCGTTTTACTGCTGTAAATACTCCAAACGAAACAGCAACATAACTTTCGCCCTTATCGTCAACTATAATAGTTCTAGGGCAGGTTTGGTAAATATCTTTACCGTTTTCGTCTTTTTCGTCCTGCAAAACGTTTACAGTTTCGATATAAATATCTTTAATTGTAATTTCCATATTTACGAAATCTTTGATTCGGTGGTCTGGTGTATTCGTTGCTTTTAAAACTTTAAGTCTATCTTCCATAGAATCCATTTTAAAAGATGATACCAACATTTGTGAACCGTTATCCAATACATTTTCTTTAATTTGCAATTCGTTACTCATTTTAATACACTCCTTTTAATTATTCGACAACATGAGAATTTGCGATAAATTCATCAAGTGACATTTCCCTTTTTTCTTTTACTTCGTCGGTTTTCATAATTAAACAATTGCTTACAGACTTCAAAAGCTCTTTTCTTGCTTTGTTTTCGTTACTTTCAGTAACGTTGAAAACCTTTTCTTTTGCTTCGCCATTTTCATTGACTAAACACGTAAATTTGTAATAAGTCAATGTTCTTGTAAATTTTACCATTTTGAATACTTCCTTTTCATTTAAATTTGCGAACCGCAACAATGTTTCATGTGAAACATTGTTTCGTATTAATTTTCAAATACTCGTCAGGCGGTTTATTTCATCTTCAATATTATTCAAATGCTTTTCTATTAGTTCTAAATTTGCTATTTCCCACCAATTGCCTACACAATTTTTCATAAAATGAGTTTTAAGTATATCTAATGTATATCTGATTTCGTGAATGTCAATATCAATCATTTTATAACACCTACTTTAATTTTTCCTTTGTCAAGGATACTGTATTTTTTTACTTGTCCGTAAATCCTATCTTTATTAAATTGCAAATAGTTAGTTAAATCAGAATATGTTTTAAACTCTTTTGTAACCTGACGATATCCTTTTTTAAACCGTTCGTCTTTTAACATAATTCTTAATATCATAATTACACCCACTTTCATTTACTGCAACACCCTTTCGGGTGTTTCGTCTTAATTTTCAAAGACTCATCAGGCAGTTTTCATAATTTGTCTAGCAACATATCCGACTTGACGTTTGTATATTTCCCACATTTTAGAATCCGATATTTTATTATTTTCGAATGTTTTATAGCCTGCGTCAATATACATTTCTCTAATATCATCATAATATATTAGCATATTTCCGTATTGTGCAATATTATAATCTGGTTCGTTTGGGTTTTCTTGCATATAATATGCAATTTCTGACAATTCTAAATAATGCATTTGGTTTTCAATTCGATTTAAAACATTGTTCAATTTTACATTTTTACTGTACTTCATTTTTGTTTCCTCTTTTCTTTTTTATTATTCGGTTTAAAACTCAACTGGTTTTTCTCCAAATTTCAACGCATTAATTAACGTAGCAAATCTATTTAATTCATGATATAATTCATCTAAAAAATAAGTATGGATAAAATAATCATTTAAATAAAAATAAATAATTGCTTTACCATTTGGTAGCGTGCTCCCGATTAATTTCACTTTCCGTCCGGTGTCTTCTTCAATTTCGCTAGTTAATTTTTTCAATTCGTACATCTTCATTTTTGTTTCCTCTTTTCGTTTATTTTTTCGTAGCCTAGACTTTATTTTTTCTCTTCCTCTCTTGACTACATTTATAGTATACTCAAAAATTATGAACTCCATATAGTATTTTTGTGAACAATTTGTTAACAATTGTGACCGCAAAATATGAAGTTGACTTCACATGGGAACCCACCGCCAAGCCACTGGAAAAAAC